GAAGGTGATTCATCAGCCACATGTTGCGATCTATGGAACGAGTACTCCAGAACAATTCTGGCCACTAATGAACGGGGATCTGATATCAAATGGATTTCTGAATCGATTCTGGATCTTTGAAAACCGAGAGGAATCACCGGAGGAACAGAACGTACAAGAACCAGTGTTAAATCAATCGATGGTCCAGCAATTAAAGAGACTGTACTCTTTACCGAGGGTTTCGATGGGAGAAGATGCAACGATCCCGATGCCCCAGGTGATTACGGCTACAGAAGCTGCAAACGAGGTACTTCGGGAAGCACAGAAGCACTGGAAGGAAGAATCACAGAATCCGGTAAACAAGGCCAGAGACCTCTGGAAACGAGCAAACGATATGTGTCGCAAAGCTGCACTACTGGTCGCTATCAGTGGCTATCAGTATCAGTTACCGAATGTCACCGAAGAGCACATGCAGTGGTCCGTGGAACTAACGAACTATCTCTGTAGTAATGCAAGTCAACGAGCATCCGGTGAAATGGGAGAAACGAGGCATGAACAGAGGATCAATAAGATCTATCAGAAGATTTCCGAGAAACCGGATGGAATCAGTAACCGAGAACTGAACAGAAGCTGTCACCATATTCCAAAGGCATATAGAATTCAGATTCTGGAGCAGTTACTGGAGTCAGGAATGATTGAAGAGACCATGGTAATGGTCGAGAAACGGTCTACCAGAGGTTTTAAATGTTCTTAATGGCACTACTCGCTAACTGTCACGGTGACACTTAGTGCCAATAAGGGAATTTAACGGGGTTTTTCCGGTTCCATACATATTAATAGTACTGTCTTAACGAAGTACTGTTCTTTTGGGTTACCGTCTGATCTGGAAGATACCATGGAAACCGGAGTTCTGTCAATCACTTTTGATAAAAAAAAATCAAAGTCTCACATTTGGTCGATCAGCCGTAGCTTCCTGGATCAAAGCATCGTGAAGTTTCGGAGGAGAAACAAAGAGTCTCATGTCCAAAGATCCCTGATGATACATCATCCTCATGAGCAACATTGTAGTCTTCACTGTATGTGGAACAGGGTTCTGTCCGGATTCAAACAAGGTAATGTTTACTCTGGTATAACCGAGTACGTCTGACATCTCCTGCTGAGTGAATCCGAGTTCTGTTCTAATTCCACGTAACCATTCCCCAGGTTTTTTGTCTCCGAAAAAATCTTCATCGGTCATGGTCTGTAGACAGTCGGTCGAAGCAATCAAAGGTTTTTTAGCCATAATTTTTGCGTCTATGAGCGGAAGTGAGAATTTTTGCGGTCCTGAGCGGATCAGAATCAAACCGAATGCAAACGAGATACAAGATCGAACTGGTCAAATCGGGTTCAAAGCAACAAAAAACAAGTAAAATTACAATTATGTTCAGATCTGTTCAGATCAGGAGATTTTACAAGGGTATACTTGACTAGTCTTGAAACAGAAAAACGGTCTGACGGGAGATCTGAGAATCGATAGATGGTAGTTTTCGGAGATACCAGGAACAAAGCACAAAAAAAAGGACAAGCTCCGGAGAACTTGTCCAGGGATAGTTAGATCAGATCAATTGATCCGATGATGTTTGAATCACTGATATCAGCTTGTTGAGCTTGTTTGTAGGTTCGGTAGAAATTTCTACGGATTACAGAAGCAAAGTCTTTTGGACCGAAAAAAACTACCTTGGAATATGTCCCATTCTCTTCTTTCCTGATCTTTGTAGAAAATCTTCTGCCGTTGTGTGCTTCAACCATAGTTCCTCAAATGGAAAAACCCTCCGTAGAGGGTTCAGTTAGTTAGTTTGGAAAGTTTCGGAGATACTGTTGCATCGCTACCTGATCACTGAAACGGATACCAGCACTATGGATAGCATCTTGAAGAAAATGCCATTGTTTCGGATATCCAGTCCATATAACTACGTTTTGATCAGTGACGATAAATTTGCCTTGTTTCCAAGAGACGGTCACAACTCTCATAAGACAAAACCAGTTTGATCTAGTTTTGCACTACCTTTTGCAAATGCGCCACCTACTGTCGAGACGTTCCCAAGCCACCAAAGATCTGTATCATCCTGGTCCAGTGCTACCTGGTAGCCGTTCCAGGTTTCCGGGATATCCTTTCGAAATCTCCAAACAACGTTGACGTTCCCACCTGCTTTCAAGAACTCCAAACAAGTTTCTTCGTTGTTTTCCTTCCGTGAAAAGATCAGATCATAATTAAACGGAAATCTACCTTCTAAGTATCTTTGGAAACGTTCGGTCCTGGCAGTATAATCGTAAAAACGCAACCGAGTTCTTTGAAACATCTCAGGGTTCTGTAGTTCCCAGGCAATATCCTGCAAAACGTTTGGTCTTACGAATATTGTGATCTTTTCCCGTTGTGCTTTCCTTTCGAGTGCATCCAGTTCTGAATTCATCTTGGCCAAAAATTGCTTCCGTTGTTCCACAAATAGCCGAGCCTTTCGGATCCTGGCCTTGCGAACGTTCTGGAATTTACCCCTACCTTGAAACATCAGGCATGCCTTACGACAACCGGGAGAGCTACCAGGACACAACTCGTATCCTGATTCATTAGCCGGAGCCAGTGACAGTCCAGCTACCAAAAGATCGTCTCTAGTGGTTTTGTCCAGTTTCGCATTGCCTGCTGTACTGAATAACTTGATTGCTTTCCAGTCAACATTGCTTAGTTCAAAACCTGTTTCGATTAGTTGCTTACTCATGATGCCTCTTTGTTTGTTTTTAAGATTTGAGCACTTTTGTGCATGGATCCATCAATAAACTCCGGGAACTGAATTGCTACGAATTCATCAGGATTGATCCCGTAGTAGCTCGCTCGTTTCGTTACGTATCCATTTTCTACTTTCTGGAATAACCACCTGGTATAGTCGTGATTTGCATAGCTCAGAAGCTTTACGCTTACGTCAATAAACGGTCTGTTCTGGAAAGCTTTCGAAAATAGCTTCATAGTTCCTCCCAGAAAAATACGATCCTGTTTTCCTCCTTGGCAATCTGTGCTCGTTTGCGATCATCTTCGGTTATCCCGGTTTGAATCTTGGCTACCATCAAAACCATATTGATCAGTAGTAATGGAATCAGGATTGATGGAATCAAGATGCTGGTCCAATCTCGTTTCGTTTTCATCGGTTCCTCGTATTAATAAGGTGATAGTCACTGATCAGAATTGAATCAGTAAAAGAACCATCGCATGTTCTATTTTAGAACACAAGCACTTTTTGATCATTCTTGATCATTTTTTTCTGTTTCTTTGCTCAGTCACCGGGCCTCTGCTCAATAGTTATCAGGGTTCATTGATAGACTAATATATTAGTTTGGTTGTGGTTGTCGTGGGTTGTGGTGTAGTTTGTGGTTAATCGGGGAAGACATTTTCCTGTCACAAATCAAAACTCGATAGCTCGCCTGGTCCAGCTCCAGTACCTCCAGGCATCTCCGGTTTTTATCACTGATAATTTATCAGAACTTATAAGTCACTGATTTCATTGACTACCGTACCTACCGTATACGTTCCATATCGTATAATAGTGAACATATCACTACGTTTAACCATCGAATCGCAATTTTACCACCGATTTGGTCCTCGTTTTCTCCCTGGTTCAGTCGATGGGTGGGGCACAAAATCGGCCCTTGGTCTGTGGTAGGTCATCCCCTTCCCCCACACGGGGGGAGTTTTTACTAGACGGTCTGATCAAAACTGATATAAAGTGATCAAAAGGAGAAACATGAAAGACCCCAGACACCGAGTCAAGCAGAGAGACATTGAGATCAAGGAGAAGTTCGGAAAGATCCAGTGTGCTCCGATGGGTGCTCTCTGGTCCCAGGGCAAGGCGGCAGGTTTGACAGTCAAGAAGTTATCGGACAAGTCCGGACTTCCGGCCAATACAATCCGTGAGATGAACAGGAAATATGGGGAACTGGTGGAACTGCAGGTCCGAGCGAATCTCGGAGAGATTGCGGTTGATGCGTTACAGAACATGGTTGATCTGGCGTTCACTGCAGAAGATGAGAAGACTCGTTTCAATGCAACCAGAGACCTGTTGGACCGAGCAGGGTTCAAGCCGAAGACCGAATCGCACATCACTCAGGAAGTGATCAAGCGGTCACCGAAGGAGATTGAAGAGGAAGCGAGGAAGAAGTTAGGCAACGAGTTAGCCGAGAAGTTACTCGGACTGTCATCGATAGAGGATGCAGAAGTCATTGAAGCACCTTGACCTGTTTTCCGGAATCGGAGGTTTTGCATTGGCTGCTCGTTGGGCCGGAATGGAGACCGTTGGGTTCTGTGAGATTGAGGATTATCCAAGAAGACTTCTGGGGAAACACTTCCCGGGAGTACCGATTCACCGAGACATTAGAGACCTGGATGGGCATCAGTACGAAGGAACGGAAGTCATCACAGCAGGTTTCCCCTGTCAGGACATCAGTGTTGGACACACTTGGACAAAGGCAAGAGGGATTGATGGAGAACGAAGTGGACTCTGGAGAGAGGTTGTCCGAATCACCAGTGTGGTCAGACCCAGATGGTTACTATGCGAAAATGTCCCGGCTTTGCGATCTAGGGGACTTGGAAGATGCCTCAAGGATCTCTGGAAGATCGGGTATGACTCGGAATGGCACATTGTATCGGCTTCCTCCGTTGGAGCAGAACACAAGAGGGAAAGAATCTGGATTACTGCCTACCCCCACGGCAAACCAATGGAAGGGATCTGGCCCGAAGGGTTCCAAATCTCACACGTACATGAAGGGAAAATTCTACCTCTCCGCAATAGTGACGGACAGTGGGAAGTTGAACCCGATTTTCGTAGAACGGATGCTCGGTTATCCGGAAGGATGGACCGATTGAAGGCGTTGGGGAATTCGATTCAGCCACAGGTGGCTTATCAGTTTCTCAGGGCAATCCAGATTGTAGAGACGTAAACGTTCATGTTCTTTGTTGGACACCAACACCCGGTAGTCGGGCCATCTTTTCGGCAGAGCGAATCTGTTGGAGGTCCATGGGCAAACCGATACTCAATAGTTCAAGATATTGAAAGGTGCGTCTCTTCAAGTTTTGTGATGGTTGTAAATACCGAATTCTATGTGACCGATATCGGAGATGCTGGGATGGCAGAGTACCAGGGGAAAAAGGTCAGTCTGAACAAACCGTTCCGTACACCGGGAGAGAAGAAGAAGTTCGCAGTCTACGTGAAGAAAGATAATGGGAATGTAGTCAAGGTCCGTTTCGGGGATCCGAAGATGTCTATCAAGAAAGATCAACCGGGGAGAAAGAAGAGTTACTGTGCTCGGAGTGGTGGGATCAAGGGAAAGAATGACCGGACTTCAGCAAACTATTGGTCAAGGAAGATGTGGAACTGCTGAAGGCAGTTACGTGAAAACGGAAGTTGCTAACAAGGAGACAGTATGCACAAGGGATCGAAACACGGACTCTATCACAACATTCACAAGAAACGGAAATCTGGGAAGCCCATGAGGAAGAAAGGAGAGAAGGGAGCACCTACAGACAAGGCGTTTAAACAAGCAGCAAAGACCGCAAAGAAAAGGAAGAAATAATGATGTACGGAAAAAAGAAAGCGTCAAAGAAAGCCTTCAAACCGTGTGCAACGTGTCCGTCACCGAGCAAGTGCAAGATGGCCGGTAAATGCTTGAAAAAGAAAAAATAGTAGTCGAGGCACTGGAACTCCAGAAGGAGTACGAGGAAGCCAAGAAGTTCAACAAGCTATTATCTTACGAACCGTATCGGTATCAGGCAGAGTTTCACCGGAGCAGGGACGATTCTGGGAATCAGGCACGGCAACGTTGTCTGATGGCTGGAAACAAGGTCGGGAAAACGTTCTGTGGTGCAGCAGAGATGGCATATCATCTAACGGGACTCTATCCGGAGTGGTGGGATGGCTGGAGGTTCGACA